TATTACTCCACACGCATGGAAATTAGCAAAAGATTATTTACGTGATAATGTTTTATAATGTTAAAAATAAAAACTGTAACGATGGAAGATAAGATTAAAGAAATATTAGTTAGATACCATAGCGATGGAGACTATCTATTGAAAGATGCTACTAGAGAGTTATTGAATTTATTTAGTGTTAACTACTATGGAGAAACTTTATATAATACTGATGGTGTTATACCAAGTAAAATTGAAGATGAAAAACCAAGAACAGTTACTTTTAAAGACCATTGTAGTTAACGCTTGTGTATGCTCTGTATGGAGTGCAACGGAATATGGAGTATGACACGTTGTTATGCACCTTTAACTAAAAAAATAAATATTATGAAAAAAGATTTAAAAGTATTGATTTGCAACAACTGTAAAGATATTTGGATAGCACCGAAAGATAGATGTAAGTGCGGTTGTACTACACTTACAGAAACACATAAAAGTAACTATAAATATGCACAAAACTATAATGGTGCATAACGCAATAGTAAAAACCTGTTGAGGAACGAAATTGTTTTTAAAATTAGTTATCAAAAAAACCAACCAACATGAAAAACTTAAAAGAAGAAATTAACATCCTTTACGTTGACGATGAAAAAGGGAATAGGGAAGTGTTTAAAGCATCATTTAGGAGGGAATACACTATTTACACAGCTGAAAGCGCAAAGGAAGGGCTTAAAGTGCTTGAAAACAATATAATTAACATTATAATAACAGATCAAAGGATGCCAAAAATGACAGGTTCCGAGTTTTTAACCTCAATTGTAAATGTTTATCCTGAGCCTATGCGTATGATAATGACAGGATATGCAGACCTTAACGCTGTAATTGATGCGGTTAATAATGGTAAGGTGTATAAGTATTTAACAAAGCCCTGGGACGCTGACCAGTTGAAAATGATAATTGATGAGGCTTACAACACTTATGCTTTACAACAACAGCAAAAGAAGCTACTAAAAGACTTGCTGCGGGTCAATGAGCAATTGGAGTTTCAATTGATACAAAAGAGTGGTTTTGAGTAACGGCAAATAATATGAGTAGTGGGGAATGTTACAAGCAATCCGTGAAAATTGACGAATGAGTAACGCTCTTGGGAGGTAGCCAAGTTCATTTGCAGCCCGCCCCATTACTTATATTTATTGTTGTATGTATTTTTTAATTGCATACAACGTAATAGTAAAAGGGCGTTTCAATGCCGTAATATTAACTTAAAAAAAAACTATGAAAAAACAAGTTTGCAAAGATTGTTATTATGCAGGGTTTGACAAGTGTGACCACGTAAAGAAATTAACCAATAAACAAGAAGTGATGGATAAGACAACAAAAGTATTGACAGTTAGAAATGGAAAACTAACACACGTAAAAGTTAAGGGAACTTGCAGTGTTGAATGGGCGAAAAATTATACTAAATCAGCAAATAAAACATTAACCAAAAAACAAAAGTGATGGAAGTATTAAATGAAATTTTACAATGGACTGCAATAATTTATGCTCTTTGGGCTATATGGCAATTAGGAGATGCAACAAGGAGCAATATAGATTCTTTGGGAACGGTTCAGAAATGGCTTGAAGATTTAACCAAAAAACAATAAGTGATGGAAAAGGAAAAGATTGAAAAATTAGCGGAAAAGGAATATCCAACTATTTTTGCATTTATGCACGATAATGATATTGCCTTAAAAGAGCAAAAAGCATTTATAAAAGGCTACCAACAAGCTCAGGAAGAACAAAACAGAAAAGCAGCAATGATAAACCCTCCTAATTTAGATGATGTATTAACCAAAAAACAAAACCAATGACCCTAGAATGGAATAAGATAACAGACAAGCAGCCCGAGTGGAAACAAAGTGTATTGGCGTTCAATGTGCTAGGTAATTTAATTATTATTGAGTATTGGAGGCATGATTTAAAAGATACCGTTACACATTGGATTAATAAACCTAAACAACCTAACAAATGAACGAAAACGAATGTACTTGTATAGTCTATGATAGGGAAGACATAGAAATTAAAAAAAACCGCTGTATCGATTGCGGGGAAAGAATTGAATGAATATAGCAACGGGAATACTTACAAACCATACGCTAATAATTTTTATATTAATATTAACAATTAAACTTTTAAAAACATGAAAACAATTACATTAACAATGCTGGTTTTATTATCAATCACAGCAAGCGGGCAACAAAAACAAAGCACTTTCAATCATGCAAGGGATAAGGGGAGAAAAACCGTTGTTGATACTACAAAGAATGAAGTGGTGAATGGAAAGTATTCGCTGTATGTTGCGCCAGTTAAAGAGGTGGTGATAGTTAAGCCTGTTGTTTCTAAAGACACAGTAAAAGCAGCACAAGAAACGCCACTCAAAGAAACGCCACTCAAACCAATCGTGCTTATCGACGTTCAAAAAGCTTTGAAGTCAATAATGTACAAGCAAAACAAAGCAGGAACGTTTTTAATCGAAGCTAGAAAGTCACGTGTTCAGTCGTTTGTATGGGTGGCTACCTGTTCGGCTATTGGTTCGGTTTCAATCGCATTAGCAAAAGGAAAAACGATAGGAACTAATTTTGGAATTTTTGCCTTTGCTGTAGGTGGTACAGTCTCAATCGTTAAGCTTGTTGACTCTTTTAATAAAATAGGGTTTGCTGGTAAAGCTCTAATTGATTAACTTGGGTTATACTAGATAAAGACTTATTCGCCGAGTGTATCGGCATAATAAAACATACACCAGCCGTGACCGTTCAAAGGGTGAGCAATGAGTTAATGATAAGCGAAACAAAAGCCGCGCAAATATTAGACGAACTCGAAGACTGTAATTTGATAGCTAGATTTAAGGGGTTTTATGCTAGTTTGGACTTGTGGGAGTTTAATTAATATAATATTCATTACCTTTATGTATGGCAACAAAAAACGAAAAGATAAGTGAAAGCATGGAGGGCAACACTAATGCAGAAAAGTGGACGATTGAAAAAGCTACTAAGCTATTCACTGATGCGGTTGAATTATCAAAGAACACAGACTATGATTTTATTGGTGAAATTGCAAAAGATTTAGATAGCTATATCGATGTATTTGATTATTTAGTAGAGAAGTTTCCCGAATTAAAAAGGTTCAAAAATAGGATGAAAAGGAATTGCGAAGCTAACTGTTTTACGAACATAAAAAAGGAAAACATCAATACAGGTGCAGGTATAATGAATTTAAAGAGCAATCACGGTTGGACTGATAGACTACAGCAAGATGTAACAACAGGCGGTAAATCACTAAACGCACCACTTTTAAACATTGACCCGTTAAACAATGAAGACGACAACAGCCCTTCGTAAAATAGCAGGATTAAAAAAGAAAATCAAAGTAATTCAAGGGGGACAAGGAGCGTCAAAAACTTATTCCATTTTGATGCTATTGATTAACCACGCATCAAGCCAAGAGAACAGGGAAATATTTATTGCTAGTGACGAGTTAACCAAAATGAGGTTAACAGTTATCAAGGATTTTAAAAATATAATGAAAGGCTTTGAGGTGTTTAACCCTAATTTGTTTTTAGGTGGTACATTATACAACTTTCCAAACGGTTCGTTCATTAAATTCATTGGGCTAGATAAAGAAGACATGGGTAAGGGTCTTCGGTGCGATGTGATGTTTGTAAACGAGGGCAATAAGATTAAGTTTGAAACCTATAGGGAATTAACATCAAGAGCAAAGCAGGTCATAATTGATTACAATCCTAACACTAAATTTTGGGTACATGAAGAAATAATCCCACGTCCAGACGCTGACTTTATTATTTTAACCTACAAGGATAACGAGTATCTAAGCGAAGAAGAAGTGTTTGAGATTGAGCGGTACTACGAAAAGGGCTACAATAAAGAGGGTGAGGTTATTAACGAGTATTGGGCTAATAAACACAGGGTTTATGCTTTAGGTCAAGAGGGCTTTGTTGATGGTGTTATCTTTCAGAACTGGAAGACGGGCGACTTTGACGAAACAATCCCTATAATGTACGGAATGGATTTTGGATTCAAAGACCCGTTTACATTATTAAAGGTCGGCTTTGATAAAAAAACCATGACCATTTACCTACATGAGGAAATATACAAAAGCAAGTTAAGCCCGGACGACATTGTTGCACTGCTAAAGGTTAAGATTCCAAACCCTGACAGCCTTATAATTGCTGACAGTGCTGACCCTACACAAATAAGGGGCATAAAGAACAACGGTTTCAACATCATAGGATTAGGTAAGGAGAAAATTGTGATAGGCATTAGGCACCTTCAAAACTGGCAGTTTAAAGTGACACCTACGAGCCTTAATTTAATTCGTGAACTAAGCAATTACGTATGGCTTGATAAGACAGGAGAGGTGCCGATTGATAGCGAAAATCACTTACTCGACCCTTTGCGTTATACGGAAAAGTTTTATAGGTACAAAAACTCTTAAAAATTTATATTACTTTTAAGGATATGAATGTATTTAACGACAAGACAACAGCGCCCGATTTTTTTGGAATTATAAACGGTTATACATTTGATAGGGTATCGGCTGACGAAATAGTAAAAGAGGGGTTTCTAGGGAATGAATTAGTTTATGCCTGTGTTTCATCACTTGCAAAAGCTTGTTCAACTGCACCTTTAGCTCTAATGAATGGAGACAATGTAGTACCTGACACAGACCCTATTTACAAAATGTTTTACGATAATTGGAACATTAAGCAGGGAAAGAACGAGGCAATGTATCAGCTCTTTATCAATCTATTCTTACACGGTAAAGCATACACGCTAAAAAAAGCGGACATGATAGGCTTCGAACCAAAAGAGTTGTGGATATTGCCAACACAGGCAATGCTACCAGCACAAGAAAAAACAAGCTACTTCGAACAGGCTTCTTTTTATACGTTCACAGATGGCACAACGTCTTACAAGTACTTTCCTGAAGAGCTAATCATACTAGAATATTACGACCCATCAACACTACAAGACCAACAAAGCGGATTAAGTCCATTGCAAGCTGTTTGGAACACAATAGGAGCGTCAAACAACAGGGCAACGGCTGAGAAAGCAATGCTAAAAAATAGAGGTATAGCGGGTTTAATTAGCCCAAAGGCTTCAAGTGGGGACGCTGGTGCATTAGGTTTTAGTAAATCAGTAATGGATGTAGTGAGAAAAGCGTTCGTAGGTATTACGGGCGGCGCTGAAAAGTTTAATAAAGTTGAGGTGGTGGAGCAGGCGGTTGATTTCACTCAGCTAGGAATGAGCGCCAACGATTTAAAACTAATCGAATCACAGCTACCTCACATAAGGAGCGTGTGTAGGGCGCTTAATTTACCAAGCCAATTGTTTGGTGATTTTCAAAGTTCACAATACGCTAACTACAAAGAAGCTAACAAAGCGTTTTATACAAACGCGGTTATACCTCAGCTGGACACATTCATCAATCAATTCGAAAAGGATTTGTTTACCCCTATAAATAGGATAACAGGAAACAACTACTGGTTAAGGGTAGCAAAAGAGGACATTGAAGCGCTGGCAAGAACTAAAGCGGACGTACTGAAAGACATACCAAACAACATTAGCGCGATGTTATTGAGTGACATAACACCAGAGCAAAAAGCAGCATTAAGAACTGATTTAGGACTAGATGAACAAGGTTAAAACTATAAAAGGAAAGCAGTTAACCGACATTAAAAAGATGTTGGAAGATAAAAAGAAGAGTTTAAACGATAAAAAACTGGTAAAAAAATGAGCGATAAAAGAAATTCAGCTATCAAGCAAGTAACAAGGGACAAAGAAGAGGCAATACTATTGAAAAAAGGGGCTGTTAAGTTCACGGACTCACCTGTGTTAAAGCCTTTTACAAAAGAGGATTTGGAAAAAGAGGCAAAACAAAGAGAGCAATCAGATTGGCAAGGCGCTAACAAAGCCTTAATGGAAAGGAATTTACCCCTTGATACTGACGATGCTGTTTATCGTACCATCATAGCGAACACGTATAACTACATGGATAGTCATGACGATGTCCATTTAAGCAATGTATTTAAGAAATCGTTACAGGAAAACGCAGACCCGTTCTTATTACACGACCATGAGTTTAAAGTAACCGCTAAGATTGGTAAGTCATTGAAAGCATACGAGCAGGAAGGTAGGTTTTTATACTACGGTTACAATTCACCACTTGATACAATGGCTTTGCTTATAGATGCTGAAATTTCAAAAGCTAAGAATCAAAGCGTGTTTGATGAATATAAGAACCATCAAATTAACCAACACAGTGTTGGAATGTATTACGTTAAGATTGATTTGGCAATTGATAACCAAGACGACAAGGAAGCGTATGCACTTTACAGGAAGTACTTACCACAAATCGGAAACGCTAACAAAGTAGAGCAACAAGGGTACTTTTTTGCAGTACAGGAGGCTAAACTAAAAGAAGTTAGTGCTGTTTTGCAAGGTTCAAACGACCTGACAGGGATATTCGATAACAATAAAAGCTTAAAAAACCAAGACGAAATCACTAAAATGTTTGATTATTTAGCGAAAAACATAGAGAATAAGGAAATTTTTAATAATATTTGTAAGCAGTATGTTGACACTTTCAAGCAGAAGCAGCCGTCCTCGGACACTGGAACAGTTAAAAAGCCGTCGTTTTACACAACAATGAGTAAATTTTAACTAATAAAGACCTTGAAAGGGGCACAAACAAGATGACATTTAAAGAATATTTAGTATCTAAGAAAGTAGAAGATATTTCTACGTTAGATGCAGACAAACAAGCTGAGTTGTACAATGAGTATAACGAAGCATCAAAGAAAGAAATTGAAACT